CGGAGGTCGTCGCGTTCAGCGGTAAGGCCCGCAAGCGAGGCGGCGGCCTGGACGAGTTGCTCTTCGATGGTCATGCTAGTCCTGCGGAAATTGGCAACCTTAGCCGAGGGGACGACGGCCTCTTCGACCTCGTCTTCGACTTCTTCTTCGGACTCTTCGACGACTTCAGGGACATCCTCGGGGGCCATGACTTCCACGCCCAGGGCGGCCACGGCCTCGCGGCTGTCGGCTCGGTTGTCGATGAACAGGTCGACGCGCTCACCCTTGTCCAGGCGTTCCTTGATGACGCGGGCCTTGAAAGCCGGGGCCTCTTCGGTGCCGTCATTCATAATCAGCTCCTGATACTCGAGGCCGGTGGCGGCGAGGTCGGCCACGGTCTTCTCGCGGTCGGACTCGGGGCGGTTGGTCAGGATGACCACCTCTTCGGCGGTCTCGTCGATGAAGTCGATGACACGCTCGACGGGCTTGCCGTCTTTAAGGATCGTGTCGTCGATGTCGGTGAAGATGCGGGGCATAGTTGTATCTATTTGGGTTAAAGTCTTGGGGGAGGACAGGGCGGACGCTCCGGCCTCGCGGTCGAGCTGCGCGACCTTGGCCTCGACCCAGTCGGCCGTGCGCATGATGTCGCCAGAGGTCGGGCCACCCCAGAGAGCCCAGGCTACGGCGCCGGCTCCGGGGAAGTCGTCGCTCGCGGGCTTGTTCTTCGGGGCGTCCATGTCCGGGCGGTGGCGCTGGAACCAAGGCCCCATACGGCGCAGCTTGTCTTCGGAGACTTCGCCGGCGGCCATCTCGCGGGCTTCGCGTAGGGTCTTGTCCGTGACGCCGTCGCCCGACTTGCCCTCGGCGTGCCATTCAAGGCCGCGTCGGGCAGCGTCGGAGACGTAGTCTGGGACGCCGATCGCCATCAGAACGAACGGAGGGCGGCGGAGAAGGAGTCGGCCAAGCCCGTGACTAGGCCCTGGGCGGCGGCTTGCTTGCCGGAGAAGACCTGACCGCGGAGAGCGGAGTCGGCGACCATCTTGCGCTTGGCACGGATGGCGGCCTTGAAGTCTTCATGGATTCCGTCGACCGAGGCCTGAAGGTCGGCCATCTGCTCGTCGGAGAGGGACGTGCCCTCGATGCCGGCGCCCTTGAGGGGAGAGCCGGATGACTTGATGACGACCATACGCACGCCCTGGGACTCGTAGAGCTTGGACATGTCAGGGATAGCCATGTAGACGCCCACGCTGCCGACGGTGGCCGATGGGGAGGCGACGACGCGGTCGGCCTGAGAGCCAAGCCAGTAAGCAGCCGAAGCCATCTCGCTATCGGTATAGGCCATGGTCGGCTTGCCCACGTCGCGGATCTTGTTGGCGAGCTCTTCGACGCCGGTGACCGTGCCGCCAGGGGAAGAGATGTTGAAGGCAATCTTCTCGACCGCAGGGTCGGCCGCCATCGCGTCGAGCGTGGCAGAGATTTCATTCACGTCGGTGACGCCCATCATGCGCTCGAGAGGGCTGACGCCCTTGGAGATCAGGCCGACGATAGGGATGACGCCCACGCCGTTCTGGATATACGGCGCAGGGGCCACGCCGAAGATCTGGGCGAGCATGTCGGAGAATCCGAACTTGTCGGCCATGACCGCGAAGTCTTGGGCCTTGGACGGGTCGATGAGCATCGGCTCACGGCCCTTGAGTGCATGGGAGAGGAAGCGGGTCATTTCTTTTCGTTAAGGTTGGTGCCGGGGAGCGGTTCAGCCTGGTCGACTTGGGCGACCGTGCCGAGCGGGGTGTTAGTCGGGCGGAAGAGCAGCTCGAAGGGGATGCCGTACTGCTTCGCAAGGTTCTGAATATGCGCCATGTCGGCGGCTCGCTTCTCCATCTCGGAGCGGAAGTCGAGGCCGCGCTGGCCGTAGAGCTCAGACATGGACATCAGACCCATCTCGATGTCGGCCCGGTCATTCGCAGCCTCGCGGCCGGCGTCGACGGTGACAGACTTCGGGGTCGTCCAGGAGGCAGACCACCAGCGGGGGTCGTCAGGGATCTCGCCGCGGGCGATACCGTCTGCGATTATGTACTCATACGTTGGTTGGCAAAAGGCCTCAACGATGACATTCTGATATTTTCCGAAGACCCGTGCGCTCTTCGCGGTGACCAGGCGAACCCCGGCTCCGCCGGCGGCGGTGACGTCCTTCACGAATTCGTAAGGGAGGACGGAGCAAATATCTTTTTCGAGCGCCGCAAGGAAGCCGACGAAGGTCGAGTTCGGGCGCTTGCTCTCAAAGGACTCGAAAGAGTCAGAGGACTCGAGCACGATGGCCTTGCCGCCCATCTGGCTTGCGATGATCTCAGCGGAGTTGTGGTTCGACGAGATCTCGGAGGCCGCGTCGTCGTCGAGGAAGCCAGAGCCCTTCTTGATGACTCGGGTCACGTCGCCGTTGTCCTTAACGGCCCGACGCTCGAGCTCGAGGATCTCCTTCACGTCCTGGATGCTGTTGAGCGAGGACTGAAGCACCGGGACGCCGCGAGAGCCTGAAGCGGTCTCCATGTCCATGACGTGCATCACGGACTGAGCCTCGACCTTCTTCGACGAGCCGTCGGCCTTGTAGACGTTGTAATAGGTCGGCTCGTTATACTTGCCGAAGCCGATGCCGTCCCAGCAATCCGCAGGGGTGTCTGCGTCGGTAGGGTCGCCCACGCGGTGGGCCTCGATGGTCTGGATCTGGGCGCGGTCACCGTTGACGACCTTGATGGCGAAGGCATCTCCGTCGCGGATAAGGGCGCGGATGAGGATGGCCTGACACTGATAGAAGGACTTGCCGGAGACGTCGATGCGCTTGGACTGGCGGGCGAAGTACTCCTCGTAAAGACGGGAAGTCTCCGGGTTGTCTGCGTGCGCCTGGGGCTTGATGCCGTCGCCGACGACGTAGATGCAGAGGTCGTTAAGGATTTGACGGAAAAGAGCGGACTCGCGCTCGGCCCAGCGGCACTTCTTGACCATCTCGTTGCGATCCCAGGGCGAGAGGTCGCGGCGCATGTCGTCCGGCTGCGGAGCGTAGATGACGCGGCGGGCGTAGGTCTGGACGGTCGAGCCCCACTGGTTGCCGCTGTACTGATTGTTGAACGTGGCCCCACTCGACGCGGCCTGAGGCGCGGTCATCGGCTTCTTCCTCGCGGAAGGCTTAGCGGGCTTCTGGTCTTTCTTGCGGGGGGCCATAGATTATTCGTAACGGTTATCCCATCGGGTGTAAACCATCGTCGAGCGGCGACCATACTTGCCAGGATCCAGACGGCTCAGGGCGAACATCGCCTCGTTAAGCATCTCCTTCGGAGGCAGGGCGAACTGTTTCGTCGCCGAAGAGCCGGAGTCAGAGTAGGACATCAGGGTCTTGCCGTCCATGATGAGCTGGAGAGCCTTCGACTTTAGGTCGAGCAACTCGCATTCCGTTAGACCGATGAAGATGCCTTGGCTCATTCTAGTCCTGCGTTAATTGGCAACGGAGGGGGCGGCGACGCCCATATCCACGCCACGAGCTCTTCTTCCCGCAACTATCGGCGCCGCCGCTTAGGTAAAGTCTCCCCGAGTTCACGCGGAAGGCAAGTCGGTTTCGGTTGTTTCCTTCCCGACGATGCCCCAGCGGACGGCCGCCAGGAGGCCGAGCAGCTCGCAGTCGAAAGCATGGTTATCCTTCTTGCCCTGAGGGAGCAGCCACTGGGGCTTCCCCGTGCGCCTGTCCTTCACGCGGACTTCGGCATTCATCTGGTCGACGTAGTCCTGGCCCGCGTCGAGCGAGTAGGTGAATACTTTCCGAGAGCGGAGGCCGTGCAGGAGGTCTTTGCCGGCGAGGTTCGACCACACGATCAGGACGGCCCGCGCCTGAAGACCGGGCACCATGATGGCCTGTTTGTCGGAGTAGAAGCGGCGGGTGGTCTTACCGTCCTTAGTCGTGACCGAGAAGTCTTCGTTGCCCGACCCCTTCGCACACTTCCAGCCGCGGGCCGCGGTCTGCCGATAGACGTCCGTAGCCTGGTCACCCGAGTCGACCATGACCATGGCCTGATGCACGCCGTGCTTTTTGACGAAGGCCTCGAGGTCGTTCCATGTGTCAATTTTCGCGAAGGCCTTGAGGCGGCTGTGCCCGGTGCGACTCCACCGGCGGATGGCACAATAAAAGAAACCTCGCTGCACGTCGATGCCGGCCGTGCGGAAAGGGAAGGAGCCTTCGGGCGCTCCCTCGCGGTCGACGACGCGGCCCTTCGGGGTGATGACTGACTCCCCTTCCCAGTCGTCGGTCATGTTGTAGTTCGCGGCCTGGGCG